CAAGAACGAACTGATCAACTTTGCCCAGCAGCACTACGGGGAGAACTTGGCTCCAGATATGCCGGAAGCTGATATGCGTAGCACGGTATTTAGTCTGGTGCAGGCTAGAGGTCTGTAATGACCACTTTTTCCGATATGGTGACAGAAGCCTTAGTCAACCTGCCGGAGTGCCCACAGCCTTCCGTTGAGGCATATCTGCGACTTTCAGCTATCGAACTCTGCCGCCGTTCTTATGTGTGGCGAGAGGAGCAGGCCGCAGTAAGTAAGGTGTCCACAGACTTCCCATTGGCAATAACTCCACCTGCCGGCGCAAATGTACTTCAAGTGATGTCCGTGGTAATTGACGAGAAAAGCCCGGCGCTTGATCGCGGCGATGTGCATTACGAAGAGGCTGGAACGACAGATTGGCGCACGGCAACAGGCGTTCCAGCACGCTATATCGAGTTGCCGCGCGGCACGATCACGCTGATCCCGTTGCCCGCTGTTGCCGTTTCCGTGGAGCTGACCGTGGCATACGAGCCAACCATGACCGCAACATCCATTCCTGATGCAATTTATGTCGAGCATGGCAGCACGATCATATCCGGCGCAATTGCCAAGCTCGCACTGATTCCGGGCAGGCCATGGACGAGCGCCGATCTAGCCTCTGTTCATCGCAGCATATTTGAGTCAGGCATCAGGAGCGCAAGCCGCGAATTCCATCAGCACTACATACAGCAACCAATGAGCGTAGCGACTTCACCAATCTAAGGAGAAAGCAATGGCAACAACCAAGGTAATCGACATCATTCGGCGTGCTGAAAAGATATTGAACGACGAAGGAGCGGTGCGCTGGACAAGGCTGGAGTTGCAGGATTGGATCAACGACGCCTACAAGGAAGTTGTTTTGTTGCGGGCAGACGCTAATTCGCAAACCGCCACCGTCACGCTTGCCGCCGGGACACGGCAGAAATTGAGCGATGCAGGCACAATCAATCTGCCTAGCGCCCTGCGCGTGCTGGACGTGATCCGCAACATGGCGGCGACATCAAACCAGCGCGCGGTGCGTTTTGTGGATCGCCGTGTTCTCGACGATCAGTTGCCTGGGTGGCATGCGGAAACGCCGTCAGTGAACGTCGTTCACTGGATGTTCGACATCCGCACTCCAAAAGAATTCCTGGTTTATCCGCCGGCTACAGCGCTTGCACAGATCGAACTGGCTTATTCGAGCGTGCCAACAGCTCATGCGCTTAACGCTGGTGCGCTTGATCCTGCAGGCAGTGACACGACCGTCATCAACCTGGATGACATCTACGCAAATGTCATTTTGGACTATCTGTTGTATCGAGCCTACTCGAAAGACGCAGAGTACGCCGCCAATGGCCAAAGAGCGATCAACCACATCAACTCTTTTAACGCATCGCTTGGCGCAAAAACAACCGCAGACATTGCGACAGCCCCAGCGAATACTACCCCAATGACCCAGCGCGGCGCGTAAGGAGAAAGCAATCATGACATGGTACAAGTCAGGCACGGTATCGGTAACGAATGGCTCCGCCTCGGTAGTTGGTGTCGATACGCTATGGGCAACACAAGCAGCGGCGGGCGACATGTTCACGTTGGACGGCTCGACATTCTACGAGGTGTTGTCCGTCACCGATAACACACACCTGGCGCTGGCCAGCACTTATGCCGAGGCAACGCTTTCCGCGCAGGCATACGCGATCATCCGTAATTTCACCAGCACGACCAATGCGCAGTTGGCATTGAATCTGGCCGACATGATTAACAAGTGGCACCTGTCGCTGGACGAGCTGCTGACATGGCTGACATCGCTTGGTTCTGTAACTTTGACTAATCCGGCAACCGGATCGGCTGTTTCTGTTAAAACGCCATCGCAGATTCAGGCTGAGTGGATCGGAGCGCTATCAAAGGCAATCACCACGGCGGATGTGGCGCTGACTGCGACTGAGGCCAGCAATGCTTTCATCAAAGCGACCGGTGCGCTGACCGGAAACCGATCAATGACAGTGCCTGCAGCACAAGGGCATCTGATCGCATTCGAGAATGCCACGAGCGGCGCGTACACGCTGACGGTCAAGACACCAGCCGGCACTGGTGTGGTGGTAGGACAAGGCGAGCGGGCGTTGCTGTTTTGCGATGGCACGAATGTGGTTAACGCCTTTACGTCTGCGCCAGGCATAAATGCGGCTGATGTGGCGAATACTCCATCAGGGAATGTTACAGCAACTGACATGCAGGCGGCTGTAAACGAGTTGGATGCAGAAAAGGCAAAACTGGCTGGCGATGCCGCACAGGATTTCTCTGCAAAGAACCTGACTTCCACTGGAAATTCCACTCTTGGCGATTCTGCCGCCGACACGCATACCATCAACGGTGCGATGGTATTCAATCACGGGTTTGTTATTGGGAGTCAGTCTGTAAAGGTAAACAATATCGGCACTCCCGGCGCAGCCGGATTCGGCGTTGGCATCTGCCCTTCCGCGCCAGATGGGATGTATCCACTAAGCAATGGCACGTTCAGTCCGTTCGACGACGATTACGGCAATTACATCTACTCCGATGGCAGCATCATGGTGTGGATTCCGGCGTTTTATTACAAATATGGCACCGGCGCGAATGGGCTGGCGGTGAATGTGGTTGACGTTAAACCTCTGGGGTATTTCGTGACGGCAGCCAATTCGCCGTTCAAGAGCGCGGCGCTCTATGCGGATGAGGTCACCGCTGCGAACGCCGCAGGCTATGCGCTGCATCGCGCATTCTACGACGGCGATGCACTGAAATATGGCGTGTTCGTGGACAAATACAAATGCTCGAACAATGGCGGCACAGCGTCCAGTATCAGGAACGGCAACCCGCTCTCCAGCGCCGCCGCAAATAACCCATTCAGCGGGCTGACCGGAGCGCCCGCCAATGCTTACTACGGCGCAATCGCCGCCGCCAAGACGCGCGGCGCGAGCTTCTTCCCCGGCAGTCTGTTTATTCGCGCCGCACTGGCGATGCTGGCGTATGCGCACGCGCAGGCATCAACATCGACAACCTGGTGCGCTTGGTACAACGCGACCTATAACTTCCCCAAGGGCTGCAACAACAATGCGCTGGGCGACGCGCAGGACGGCGCGCTGACATTCACCTCCGCCGGCAATGCCACCTACCCGACAGCGAATAAGACCGGTAGCGCCAATGTGCTGGCGAAAACTACGCACAACGGCCAGGCCTGCGGGGTGGCGGATGTGAACGGCACGATCTGGGAGGTTTGCCTCGGCCTGACCTCGAACGGCACCAACCTGTACATCCTCAAAACCTCCGCCGCAATGAAGGACATCACGGCCAGCAACACGCTGGCGACAGACGCATGGGGTGCAACCGGCATCGCCGCGCTCTATGACGACCTCGGCACGACGCATGGCGCACTGTGGGCGACCGGCGCAAATCGTGTTGCCTATTTCGGCGCGGCCACTCAGGTGTTCGATGCGGCAACCAGCGGCAACGCATGGAACGCGGCGGGCGCAGGCATCCCGTTGGCAGGAGGCATCGGCGGAACCAATGCTTTCGGTAATGATGGCTTGTGGGACTACAAGCCGAACGAGATGTGCCCGCTTGTCGCGGGTAGCTGGAGCGATGCGGCGAGCGTGGGGGCGTGGGCGTTGCATCTCGGCTACGTGCGTAGCAACGCGAACTACAGCGTTGGGTTGCGCGCGGCCTTGTATCTTTGATGCCTGAGCGATAGCGATGGGCATTCACGATGAAGCGAAGCTGGATCAGAAGTTCATGGAATTCGCCAAGTTGATGAATATCCACCTCAATCACTTTCCGAAGCATGAAAAATATGGACTGGCGCTTGAGATTCGACGCGCGGCCTATGAGGTGTACGGCTTTATCGTCGAGGCGCAAAAGCGCTATCACAAGAAAACCGCAATGACCAACCTCGATACTCGGCATGAGCAGTTGCGCATGCTGGTACGCCTAGCGCACACGCTTGGGTACTTTGAATTCAAGGATGGTCAGCGTGCAGAAAAATCACCATCCGAGTTAGGCGAGCATCGTTATCTCGCTCTATCCCGGCTGGTGGATGAATTGGGCAGGATGATCGGCGGCTGGATAGTCGCCGAGCGCCTGCTTGATAAACGGGAGGTGTCTTAATATGTGCCCGATTGTCGCAGGTAACTGGAACAATGCGGCGAACGCAGGAGCGTGGGCGTTGAATCTCAACAACGTGCGTAGCAACTCGAACAACAACGTTGGGTTGCGCGCGGACTCGAAGCCTCAAAGACCGCAAATCGGTCAAAGTGGAATCAAGGGAGACGCTTTCCGGCGCGTGGTGCAAGCCACGGCGAAATCGGCCGGCTTCCGTCTTTCTGGTAGGGCGGCATGCCGTCTCGAAGGTCGGGCGACATGAAGCGCATCGGACATCTATACGAACAGGCTTTTACCCGTGAGGCGTTGTTGATCGCATTTCACAAGGCAGCGCGCCATAAGCATGGAAAGCGCGCTTGCTTCAACTTCGAAAAGAGCTTGGCCAGCAACCTCGACGCATTACATCGCGAGCTGACTGACGGAAGTTATAAGCCGCGCCCGTATTACAGCTTCATGGTGCATGAGCCAAAGCCGCGCCGCATCTATGCGCCAGCATTCCGCGACCTGGTGGTGCAGCACGCCATCTATCGCGTGATCTCGCCGATCTTCGAGCGTGGGTTTATTGAGCAATCATTCGCCTGTCGCATAGGATATGGTACGCACAAAGCCGCCGATTATGCGCAGGCCGCCTTACAACAAATCCCGCGCGACAGCTACACGATCAAGCTGGATATTCGCAAGTTTTTCTACCGCATTGATCGCGCCATTCTGCGCACGCAGATCGAGCGCAAGATCAAGGATGCGCGCTTTATCGAGATGATGATGCAATTCGCCGACCACGGCGAACCGCAAGGCATCCCCATCTGAAATCTGCTGAGCCAGCTCTATGCGCTGATCTATCTAAACCCGCTGGATCACTATATCAAGCGCGAGCTGGGCAGTAAATTTTATTGCCGCTACGTCGATGACTTCGTGCTGTTCGGCATCAGCCGCGAGCGCGCTGTCGAATGCCAGCGATTGATCGTTGATTTCATCCGTCGCGAGCTGGGTCTTGAGCTATCGAAATCAACCATCGCGCCCATGTCGCGCGGTATCAACTTCGTCGGCTATCGCACCTGGGCGAGCCGCCGCTTCATTCGCCGCCATAGCCTGGGCAACTACCGCATAGCCATGCGCCGCGGCGAGATCGAATCCGCCGCATCCATCCTCGGCCATGCGCGCCGCACTCATTCTTTGCAGCACATGCTGCGCTTTTCAAGGGAGCACCACCATGCCAACCATCATCGCCTACCAAAAATATATCGATCCGCTCATCACGCGCGAGCTGCTGCTGCCGGTTGACGCAGCAAACACCCGGCTCGGCACCGAGCTGGCGACCGTGGACGGCATCACCTATGTATGCCTGCCTGATGGCGCAGCGCTGCCAGCCGGCCAGCCGGATGAGATCGCAGCCAGCATCATCGAAAACGTGACGCTCACTGCCGAGCAGATCGCCGCCATCAAGGCCGCCAGCCCGCATGCGCGGCTGATAAACGAGCGCGTCGTAGCGATGATCGCAGCCGAGTACAGCATGGCCGACGAAATCAAGTTGCTGCGCACCGCGCCATCCGCAGAATATGAGGCCTACAACGCCCATGTCGAGGCGTGCAGGGCGTGGGGCAGGACGGAGAAGGCGAAGCTGGGGTTGTGATGAGATACCCCCTAACCTTTTACGTAGACTCACTCCCACCCGATGTCGGAGGTTGTGCCAACGGGCCGGTGATACGCATCCTGAAAAAGTACCGCGACCGCAAGGACGATGGCATTTATCAGCACGAATTGCTGCACGTCAAACAGTGGTTTGCTGTCTCTGTATTCAGCGGGCTTGCGCTATTTTTCCTCGGCATGGCACTCACCGGCATCTTTGAAATAGATATGTTCGCCATGGCGC